GGCGCAAAAATATATTATGATTCATAATATATTTCAAGGGGGTATACTATAATTCAAATGGTATACTTGCAACATCATCTACAAATTGTCCATCGCGCGAGATAAGATAATCCGGGTAATTTATGGGGGGTCGCGAAGTTGAAGAACTAATAATAATAATATATTTTATTATATTATAATGGCTTACTTTCTTCAATCCTTACAATATTCAAATTCTGCATCAAATGCAATATCTACTCATCTCAGACACAATAACTTTAGCAAAACTCCTCTTGGTAATTGTCACGTGTATCATAAACCTTCTCCTAATAGCTCGCTAGATGAGATTCTTACATCTAAAAATAGAAAGTTTGGATTTTCTTTACATATTTATCCTAATTCCACTCCATTCCTAACAACTTCTACAAATTTAGGAATGGGCGGGACGCGTAAAATACAGCGTTACGACCTATATAATACGCATACATTATGCCATTTCCATTCACCTGATGGTAATAAGACTAAAAAATTAGAGGTGGATATAAATAATGTAGGCACCATTAACAGTATTTCATCTACGCGCGTTGGAGAGGATACTTGCACAGCGCTCCCTCTCGCTGGGCTTGACTTGAGTGGCAGGAATTTCTCCGGCACCTGTCCCAAAGGCGCCGACTTTACAGGTGCAAATTTAACCAATGTTGATTTTGCTGGTGTCGATATGACTAATGTTAATTTTAATGGTGCCGATATTACTAATGTTAATTTTAATGGTGCCGATATTACTAATGTTGATTTCACTTCAGTCAAATCATTTGCAGGTGTTAATTTTACTGGTTGTCGCCTTGGCGATGTTCAAAATGCAAATAACGACATAGATTCACCATTTAAAGCTATGTCGTTCAACGGTACTATTTTTCCGGACAACGCGTCGTGGGAGGTGAATTTTGCAGGGTCTGATTTCAGGAATGCGCTTGCGCCGACACTGTGGTCATTCGACCATTGCGTCCTTAGTAATGCAAACTTTTCTAGAAGAAGAATCAACCAAGTACAATTTCTCGCGGGTGTTGGTGACAATCTAAATTGCGAGGGGCTCCAGATTGTCGGCGCCAGCTCATTTACATTCACATCTATGAAATATTCTGTTTTTAATAATGCCTCGTTAAATGGCGCTAGGTTTTCGCTGAGCGAAGACCAAGTCAATAATTTATATGGTTCTTATTTTATTAACGCAGATTTAACCGGTGCCAATTTTGGCGGCGCCTGGTCGGACTCAGCACATGTTCACACTAGGGGCGCAAATTTAACCAATGTTGATTTTTCTGGTGCAAATTTAAATGGTGCAAATTTAACCTATACAAATTTAACCAACGCCAATTTAACAAATGCAGATTTAACCGGTGCCAATTTAACCGGTGCAGTCGGATTGTGGGGTGATGATGGAGGCGTCACCTGGCAAAATACAACCTGTGCGGATGGGTCAAATTCTGATAATCTGCCCGGTAAGAGCTGCGCGGGTGTCTGCACCACCGTGTCACCTGTGTGTAAAAATCCCCATTGTCAGAATGGCGGTCCGCCGCCAGGCGCGTCCTTGGATGCCAGTGGGTATTGTCATGGGTATTGTTGGTACAAGGGTGGAAGGAATGGGTTTTGTCAGAAATTGGCCGCGGACGAGGACCTGCCACCGGGGGATTCCGTCGATTGTAGACCCTGCGCGCCCAAGTGAAGAGGATTTAAATAGATAAAATTTTTTATTCATAATATATAGACATGCCACGAACAATACGCAAATCATCCCATCCGATTAGTATAAGAAAAAGTATTCCACAAACAAGAAAGATAACTACACACCGCCCAACAAGGAAATTAACAAGCGCCGAAATGAAAAAACATATCTCAGCAAATACCAAAAAAATGAAGCGTTTATTAGCAGAACATGGCATAGACGCTGGAAAGGACTCTACTTCAGATGCAAAATTTCCGGCTTCCATTAAATTTCGATTTTATAATAACAAAGAAAAACGATATGATGCACCACCAAACAATATTTGGGACGCTCGGTATAAATTACATATTTGGGACAATGCGGTTAGTAAAAAACACATCCATAAAATGGCAAGTTTGGCGAACAAAAATAAAAATCTTTCTTTAGAAATAAAAGTTGGCGCCCGCTATGAAAAACTTACTCCTGCATTAGTGAAGGAGATTGCCGCTGACAAAATTATTCCTCGGGGAAAAAGAAGGCGACGAATGACAAGAAAAATTAGTCATAGTGATAAGTAGCGTATATTTACATGAAAGGGTAGAAAAATATATTATGATTCATAATATATTTTATAATATATTTTATAATAAATTCAAAAATTTATTTATATAATCATCATGTCGCATTTGTTTCAGAATGAGTAGTCTTTTCTAATACCTTTGTCTGATAAACCGCTAAAGTCCTTGCGCTTGAATCTTCTGCATCTACAAAACGCGGCATCCAAAAATACGGAATTAGTGTAGCCATATTAGGATAATATGAGTCAAATAGCTGACGATAATACAATTGTTCTCTTGTTCTCGGTAAATTATGTGTCGACGTGAATTGGTTAATATTATCATCTAACCCGACACATTTCACCATTTTTTCTATCATATTATCAATGATCTGAAACCATGACCCATCATCGCCACTAACGCCATCACTAAATGCCTCTTTTGTCCGCCATAAAATATGTTTAGGCAGTAAGTCAGGTTCAATTGCATTAATTGCTTGCCTCAACAACAGTTTTTCGCAAGGTATTGTTCCTGCGGCGTTGTGAAAATGAGACAACGGATTGCGCAGCGACACAGGTAGGCTTAAGTAATAATCTACTAATTGTTTATCTAAAAACGGGGTTCTTGGTTCAAGACCATGCGAAGAAATGCATTTATCTGACCGTAATACATCAAACGTCGAAATATTTTTCAATAGGCGGCGACACTCAAAATCAAAATCCAAATCATCCGTAGCACTCAAAAAATACAAATAACCACCGGTCAATTCGTCACTGCCATCTCCATTAAAGATTACTTTTGCGTTACTATGTTCTGAAATATATTTCCCTACAAGATAATTTCCGACAGATGCGCGAACCGTGGTAGTGTCGTAACTTTCTATCGAATAAATAACATAAGGGATTGCATCAAAGAATTGCTCTTTTGTTAATTCAATGGATGTATGCTTTGTGCCCAAATAATCTGCAACCTCTTTCGCGCGAAGTAAATCTTCGGACCCTTTCATGCCAATACTATACGTTTCGAGAACGCCATCATAATATTTATTTACCATAGCCGTAATAAGGCTACTGTCTAGTCCTCCCGACAAAAGACATGCTATCGGTCTCTCAGTAGTTCCTATCACGCGTTTTTTAACCGCATGATTTAGTTGATAACATATTCCTTTCCAAGCAATATTTTGCTCTGAAAAGTTAAATACATCGGAATTGCGATACGTGTCTTTCGTATAACCCGCCGTATAATAAGGCGTTGCTTGACCCATCTGTCTCCATTGTGACCTAATTTTAAACGACCTGGTAAATGTTTGAAATGTTCCTGGCTCAATATGTTTAACTTGGTATTCATCAGTGCGTAAATTATTCTTCACATATTGTTTATTTTGCGTAGAAAACATCAACTCCCCCTCACTATCATCATCTGCTTCATGTTCCGCGTGCAGTAAATGGGAGAGCACTTTTACGTCAGAAGATATTGCGAAAAGAGTTTCGCCGTCATCATCCTCATATGATGCCCGGTGCATCATGCATAATGGACGCACGCCAAATGGATCACGCGCAATGTGGATAACCGGGGGAGTCTCCAATTCTTTATTATCATATAATACAAATGCAAAAACGCCATCTAGTAGTGTAAGTGTATGTTCAATGCCATATTTAATATATAGATGAATGATAATTTCGCAATCACTTTCTGTTTTAGGAATAATCTGCAAATATTTAAATAGTTCTTTATAATTGTAAATCTCTCCGTTACAGATAAGTGTGCATGATCCAATGGTAATAGGTTGCATGGAAGTAGCATCTAGTCCATTTATAGCTAAACGATGAAAACCTAATACAAGTTTTTCATCAAATGAACTGATATGATAATCCTCTGGTCCGCGATTTTTGCCTACCATAAACGCTTCTCGAACATGTTGACCAGAAAAGCGCGTCGTATTATTTAGCAATGCAAAAATACCGCACATTATAGTATACTGTCGACATTGCTTTAGATAATATTACATAAATATTTATGTAATAGTGTATTCTGTACAAAATAAATAAGGCATATTGCGGGTCAATACATAAATTAATTCATGCGTAAATGCATAAAATATTGTCTATAGTCAATATATAATGTCTACATTAGGAAATGTGTATCATAATAACAATATTGGAGAACAGTCCAAAATGTACGGGGTAGTGGATGGAATTTACTATTGCAATCAAGAGAGAACTAATGAATTAAGTAGACGTATGGCCGCACGCAACATACCTTCCGCACCATTACAACCACAATATGCGGTTCGACCAGTTGCTACAAAATATGACATGATGAGTATTGTTGACCGAAGACCAAAGTCAACCGTTCCATTAAACTCCTACCCCGTATATAATATCGAATCTACCTTTAACCCTGGGTCAGCTCCGGCACCATGGAGCGGGTTTGCTTCCGAAATAGATGATGAATCGCGTTTGCGGAACGAGTTTTTCGCGCTTCAAAAATGCGAGCAGGCTGAATATGTTCCCAGCACAAAAAGTGACATGTATGAAGTGACAGTAGATTCTACAAATGAAGCGCAACCGTATCCAGACTTATTTCAGCAGCAGGATTTTGCGCCATTTAATCCAAATACATGTAATACTGGAAAAATGTTTTTCGAAAATCATACGCGTCAGCAAATGAAGGATGTTTAATTATTTTTTAGACAACAACAGCTAAATAGAATTGCTGATGCTACCAAACCTAGCAAAAATTCCAGAAGACTATAGCTAAAATCTACCCAATATCCGTCACGTGATGCAAAATCATAGCATTGACATGTTTCTGGATTACCATCTTTATCCATTGTGCATGTCCCCTTACAATACAAATATATGTATATTTTTCCAGCATATACACAAATAACAAAGAATATAGGCATTATAACCATGTAATATAAACAATTACACGATTCATTCCGATTTGATCCAGAACGTCGACGAGAATTTGATATTTCAGTGTGAATATTTACACTTATGTTAATTGGATTCATTGGCGTTCTACATACTGGACAAGTTGTCATTTTATCGTTACAATCTCTACATATTGTCCATGCATCCTTAGCGCATATGATGCAATGATGTGATTGAACTGTATTTTTATCGCACATGCATATCGCACAACTAGATTGGTCGCGTAGACCATTATCAGTTACGATGCTTGTCGACATAATTAATATGTGATTTATATAGTTTGGTATTCCAATTTCAATTTTAGTAATATACATACAAGACAAGGTTTTTATATACTATATTATATCATGGATACGCGTGATGCAATATTAGAATATTTATCTAATCCATCATATCAAAATAATTTAGCCAATTCTGGGATCACACGACAACAAGTGATTCACGAAACAACATCCACAACAGATAAACATTTTTATAAAAAGCGCCTCATTTACCTATTCAAACAGGTTCTAAAAGGGGAGCAATGCCCATCAGATATTAAAGAGTCACATGACGAATTTATTCATGGAGCCATTCGTTATTTTAAACTTATAGATAAGAGGGATATTATCCAACACGACCATGATGCAAATAAAAAGTTGGCTATGGAAAGCATCGAGAATACAAGTAATATTAAGGCGTATGAAGAATCACAAGGAGTTTTATCTTCTGCTAACAAAGAAATCATGCGAGAGAAAAAGACTGCCGGAAATTTAGACGCGTTCGTAAAAAAGAAAAAAAATACAGGTATCCCTCCGATGAAAGCCCCTTCGCAAAAAACTATTGATTTGAAAAACCCGGTGTTAAAAAATAAAGGGATAAAAAATAAAAAACATAAAAAGTAAGATTGCGGAGACTACTATGATTAAATAATACCGGTATATTATATAATATTTTTATAATATAATATGACAACAAGAAAATACAAAAAACGCAGGCGTCGACGGTCGTCTCAGCGTACACAAAAACAAAATAAAACGAAAAAAATGAATAAGCTAATATGCAGCCCTACCTCAAATAAAAAGGATTATACATGCTATAGTGATAAAGCCTTATTGCGGATGCGAGAACTCTGGAATGCAAGGCATCCTGATGTTAAAATAACTGATAGCACTCCAAATAAAATATGGAGTGCTCTCCGCGAAAATATGCAAAACGTGTGCAATGTTGAAAGTTGTTGGTTACGTCAGCAATTTGCAGAAAATAAATTGGATGCCGAAATGGTGTCTTATACATTTGCACCAACAGCGCCTAAAAAATGGCACACCAATCCAAATGAATGGTTAACAAGTGTAGATTTAGAAAAGGTAATGAAGCAATATGAAAAAAAATATCATTGTTTCAATTTTATTGGACCTTCCCCCATAGATTTCGATGAGCACATCATGCACGGAGAATGCGTGTGGAAAGAATTATGCGAATTTGATTTAGGAGAGGAGCTTAAAAAGGGGAAAAATAAAATTGGCATTATTTTCAACATAGATCCGCATTATAAATCCGGTTCGCACTGGATATCCATGTTTATTGACATTAAAAAACGTTTCATATTTTTCTTTGACAGTAATGGTGATAAAATCCCCGGTCGAATTAAAAAACTTGTCAAACGTATTCAAAAACAAGCAAAAGAGCTCGGGTTTGAACTAGATTTTCATCAAAACCATCCAAAAGAACATCAAAGAGGTGATACTGAATGCGGAATATATTCACTATATTTAATTATCCAGATGCTTACCGATAAAAAAACGCCGGAATATTACATGAAACATCGCGTATCGGACGAAGAAATGGAGAAACTTCGTAAAAAGTATTTTAATTTTATAGAGTAATAGATTATTTGCGAAGAATAATATTATTCTTCTGAAAATATATAAATATTACATATCATATATAATATTTATATGTCCAGTGAATTTACCGCCAGTCAAAATAAAGCGTTTTTATGGGATTTCTTATATAAAAATGGGGTGTTCAAAAGCTTAACAAACGTTCATTTGAATCGTGCGAAAACAATTTTTGAACAAGAAATACTATCTACAAATAACGCAGCATCGAAAGAAAATATTACTGAATTAAATAAAGGGTTTATCTCCAAAATTGTAAAAGAAATAGAAATATTAAAAGACCTTCCGCCGCCCCAACAAAATAATATACCCTCCAATGATAATAAAAGGATTTATGAACTTAAACAAACGATGTCATACACACACCAAGAAGCATCTGCAGAGAGACAAAAGTTATTTCAAAATAATTTACAAGAAACGCAAGACAATTTTAAAGAACACATGAATGTCTCAAAGCCAAAAGCGATTGATTTTGCAGATAAAGGTGCGGATGATGTGGATCCAAATCTAGACAGCAAACTGGCAGCTATTGTAGAGAGAAGAAAAAGAGATATGAATATGGTTTTATCTACATATGATACTATCACAACAAAACCCAACCCCGATAATATTAGTATAGGAAAGGAAACTGAACTTGGTGAAGAGAATATTGTAGATGTTAAATCTAAAAAAATGAGGAAAAGTGTATCATTTGATGAAAAAAGTATTGCTACTGCACTAGGGAAAAATATGGAAAAGCTGTTTAAACCACAAGAAGAAAAGGAATATAATACCGTGTCAGATACCGTGTCAGATACCGTGTCAGATACACTGAATGCAGTTAAAGAAGAAGCAACCAATGCATATGAAAATGACAACGATGCACACGATGCTCTTACAGTAGATGACTTTTTATCACGTTTAAAAACCAAGCCGATTGTGGATAATATAAATAAACTAGTTGCATCTATCCCTGAACCAAGCGAAGATAAAGATAAGTTTCAAACAATATTGCATGAAATTGCAGATATACACGATACATTGCGAATTATTTTAGAAATTATAAAAAAATAACATATATGATATGATTTTAACAATAGTATAATAAATCATATCATTCAAATCATATCATTCAAATCATATCATTCAAATCATATCATTAAAGTATAAAATATAAATATAATATATATATGGAATTATCCTGGCATAAAAAAATATTTTTATATGGAAATTATATCTCATATATTATATTTGCCTTAGCATTCGCCGGAGTAGTTTCAGTTTCGCCAACATATTTAGACACATTGTCGACAGTATTAAAATATTATGTGTGTGCATTTTTACTTATCCGTTTCAATCCTCTTGTCAAAATAAAATCTCGAGATGCAGAGTTCGACCGAAAAGTTGCATTTTCAGCAGGAGTATTCTTGTTGCTCACCACAACTGCTACTACTATTGCAAAAGAATATGTGTCTGCAAATACTCCTATTCCCCCCGCTTTACTTTCCTTCGGCGAGTAAGAATGCTTTTATGACGCCCATGCCGCTTTCGCGTTCCATTCCTTCGATGTTTATGAAAGAACTCTTCTAAATAAATAACAATTTGCTTACTTATCACGCGGTCCACTTTTGTTTCTTCTGGCGATTTTGACACCACAGTGAATTTGTATCGCTTCATATAATCGCTTATTTTTTTATGAAAGGCATCTTGTTCAATATTAGAGATATTATATTTAGCATAATATCTATCTGCCATTTCTTTAAACGGTATGTTTGCAGTGTACGGTTTTACATTAATATAAAATACATTATCATGTTCCATTTCCGGATGAAATTGATCATCCAAGAAACACACCTTTGTATCTTTAGGGATTTTTGTGCAATTTACTAAATCTTTTACACTTTTATTATGACTTGTTCGACAAATCTCTACTTGTTTCCCGCGCACTTTAAATGCAAGTATGATATCGTCAAAAACATTTTCACCGAGAATATGAGAGAAGTATGCCGCAATATTTTCTGTCCAACTACGGGGACCTTGGTTATTTGTATAAATCATAATTTTTTTACAATGCTTCCTTTTTTTCTTATCAAGTAAGAAGGACAGAATATTAATAATATTTGGCCGCATAAACTCAGGAAATAGGGTCATGATTTCAAAAAAATGCACTTGTTCAATTTGAGTATCCAAGGTCTTCTCTAATGCGTCACAAAACATCCCGAGCTCTACAAAACAACCCAACGTTTCATCTAAATCAAACACTACAATTTTATCACGGGCTGATATTTTGGATATGGCATCTGCTGATATTTTGGATATGGCATCTGCTGATAATACGTGGGAATTATCATCAAACAGCATTACTACATAGAGAGAATATTTTTCTACACTTTATATAACGGAAAACATAATGAAATTGAATAAGAAAGACTATATCGATATTCTTAATTATTATAATATATCATCGAACAAACTGTCAGATAAAATGATGAAAGAACGTTCTGAGAAAATTCTCGCGACAAAACTTTGTCGTTGTATAAAGAAGGTCGACCCGGAAGTAAAAGATAAGCCAAGAGCTGTCGGAATTTGCAATAATAGTGTATTAAATAAAAAGAATCTCAAAGGTCCACGATTTACGTGTAAGCATGGGTATAAATTTATTAAAAATAATAATGGTAGTTCAGTAACAAAACGCGGTAGGAAATTAACAATACGTAAAAAACCCCGCCGGGGAAAACGAAAAAGCACAATGTAGTGTAAATATTTTATTGTAAATATTTTAATGCAGATAAAAGCACCTTTTCCTGATCTGTTAGTTTTTGAAAAATGAGACAAAATGAGAATTTCAGTTGAAACATCCGATTCATTTTATTTCTACATAAAATGCTAATTTCTTCATCTATTTTAATATCACAAATCACTCCCCCAGTTGTTAATTTTATATTTTCTGGACGTTCTAAATTAATCCATCGTATATATGCGCCAACCGTAAGCTCTTGAAGTTCATCAATAAATCGATAAAATTTGAGAGCCTTGTTATATTTTTTTAATGTCTCTCTAGGAAGTGACAAACGCTGTAATGAATCATTCTTCATTTGGTTAAATGTTGCGTAATCCATTTCCAAAATATCATTATTGTTTTCATTTTCTAAAGCGACCATAATATCTCCAATATCTAAACTCATATTATAATTATAGTATAATATGATTTATTTTTATATCTCTCCAAATGTTCTTAATAATCCAGATCTCAACATTTTTCAAATGGGCGAGAGAATAATAATATCACCACTGCAATTCCCGCTCCAGTATAGAAGGCATTTCGCCGAACTTTTGCGGATGCCTCTTTTATCTCTCTTTGCTTCGGCGTCAAAGAATCATTAAAAGGTGTGCCAACTGAGCGAGTAGCTATAATATAATAAATACATGCTAAACAATAAACTGCCATACTATATGCCAAAACAACAGAAATTTTACAATTTGACATTATAATATAGTAAGAGAAAAATATTTTAATTATATTTATGCAGTAAATTATCTTATTTGTTTAATAGCATCTTTTTTTTCCATTCTATATTTGGGAAATCAAAATTGGACATTTTAAAATGTCCTTTTTCAGTTCTGGAAATATAGAATTAAAAAAAATAGGTAAAAAAGTACCTCTTACCATAATGCTCTAAATCCAATTATTTTAATTATGAACTTGTTACCATAACATTTTTTACGCAACTTGGCGCCCAAAATTTGCATTTTGCCAGTTTGACATTTTGGCAACATTTGGCAACGCACAAATATTAATGAAAATTAATACAATATATCATTACCATTATTCGTTTGATATGTTCCGTTAAAATATTGGTTTGTCACACCAGCGCATATTTTGGCAACATTTGGCAACATTTGGCAACGGAAAATATGCAAAATTTTCGCATTATTTTATAAAATATATTTTATGGTAACAAGTATTACCTACAATAATAATTTATCAAATTTTTACCACACGATACTCATAATTTGTAAAAATATGCAAAAAATATGCAAAACATATGCAAGACGATAAATGGTAAACCTTTTATAAATAATATAGTTTTTTTTAAACGGAGCCTTACCATAACAATCGTTTTTTCATAAAAAAATTATATTAAATTTATGAATTAAATATAATTTCTATAGTTTATATAATAATGGCAAATAACATAAAAAAATATGAGAAGGGTGATTATTTTTTATGTACAACATGTAATTATATATGTTATACAAAATTTTTAATTAAACAACATTTATCAACAAAAAAGCATAAAATGCAAATTAATGGCTTGCAACCTACAAAGTATAAAAAAAATCATAAAGTAGATAGAATAAGAAAATATACTTGTTTACAATGTAATAAATCTTACAACGATCGGTCTGGTCTATGGAAACATAAAAAAACATGTATGAATTTAGATAAACAAAGCAAATCTTCGTATATAGAACAAACGAATACAGGTAATCTAGCACTAATGGTTAAAGCAATGATGGAGCCTATTATACAAAATATTCAAGAAGATAAAAACGTGACGCTTGGATTAGTAGAGCAAATGCAAACGCAAAATAAAATTATAACGGATATCATCCCAAAAATAGGCAATAATAATAATAATCGTTTCAATATCAACGTATTTTTGAACGACCAATGTCGAGATGCAATTAATATGACAGATTTTTTAAATTCTCTGCAAATTAAATTAGCAGATTTAATGTATACCAAGAACAATGGTCTTATAGAAGGGATAAGTTCCGTTTTTGTAACTGCGTTAAATAAATTAGAAACGTGTCAGAGACCGATACATTGCACCGATGTGAAACGAGAAACATTATATATAAAGGATAATAATGCGTGGGAGAGGGAGAATAGCAAAGAAAAATTGCATTCTGCCATTAGCAAAGTAGCACATCGGCAAAGAAAAACAATCACCGAATGGGAAAAGGCAAATAAAAATTGGCAAGAAACAGAATCTGGCTCGCAAGAATATATCAATTTAGTGAGAGAAGTAACCAAGGATGTTGTACCTGAAGAAAATAAAATTATTAAAAATATTATAAAAGAAACTACTATAATCAAGGATATATCTTAGGTAATACAAATATTTATGTTTCATATTTATGTTTCATATTTATGTATAATATTTATGTTTCATATATATCATTTATCAAATCACTACATTTTACATACTCTATTCCCCAATATCGCATCATATCAATCATGTGTTTTTTTCTTTCATCAATCTCGCCAAATATTTGCAATGGTCCATATGTTAATTCCCATTCTTGATAAGCCACACACACAATTTTTAAGGGTTTTCCTGTCAATTCGGGAATATCACTGTATTTATATCCACACCCGAGAAGTTTCTCTCCAATCGACCCACGCGTTGTCCAATTCCGTGTTTTCACTTCATATATGCAGTTATCTGTCTCAAAATCGGGACGAAATCCAGGAGCACCAATAGATTTTCTAGGAGTATCGCCTTTTGTGGTCAAAATGTCATAGACAAGGGACTCACCGAGTAATGCGCTCCAGTTACTTTTATCGGTATGTCCTAACATTTTATTACCCCAGTGTTTTTCTTTACAGTGAGCTATTTTACGTAGTTCTGTGATAGAATGATCACCAGTCGATGATACGGGGAGTGCAAAACTGTTCGGGAATGGGCTTATCGCCCAACGTATTTTTTCAATAAGACAAGGAGATAATGTATATCGTAATAGATTGCGTCTCATAATATATAAAAATGGTTCAATGTTTAACTTGTATCGCTATTAATTATTCAGAATTTTTTATAAAAAATATATTAGTTAGTTATAGTATAATGTCTAGGAAAGTCACTATGCGCGCGTCTATGTCGAATCAAATCACCCATTTTGGTATTATGGGTGGATTATACAATCGTAAAATCTCTGGCAGAAGTAGTATGAACCGCGCGACTTCGCGTTTAACCATTCCGGCCGGTGCTGCCGCTGGATATCAATACATGAAAATGCATAATCTTCTATCGAAAAATCCTTTAGGAAGTGGAGGTGTAGGAAGAATGTTTCATTTACGGGCCGGGGGAAGTAGTTTAGGAAGAGTAAAGCCGACTACAGATAATTTAGGAGATAGTTTAGGAAGTGAAGTTCAGGACAATACAATCCTCTCACCCTCGCTCGCGTGGAAGTCTCCATTGGGCGACGGGCAGGGCGCGTGGTGGCACACGCTCTCGCATGACGGCGACACGCTCTTTGTCGGCACGATCCTCGGCGACATGTACGCGCTCGACGCGGTCCACGGCTCGCTCATGTGGAAGTATCTCCAGCCAGACCCATATAGGGTGCAGGTCTCGCCCACCCTCTCGCATGATCAGAGCACACTCTTTGTTCACGATGAAAACGGCGACGTCTACGCGCTGAATGCCGCCGACGGCTCGCTCGTGTGGCGCAAACATTTTATGATCGACAAAGGCACTGAGTTCGCCCTCTCGCATGACGGCGCCACGCTCTTTGCCAGCACGTACGAGGGGGCGGTCTACGCACTGAAGGCCACCGACGGCTCGTACGTGTGGGGCGCAGCACTGTTATCGGCGGTAACTTCCACACCCACCCTCTCGCATGACGGCAGATTTGTCTTTGTGGCTGCAGGTGCTGCAGGTGCTGCAGCATACGTCTACGCGCTGGAGGCCAGCGGCGGCTCGGTC